CTTTATCCCTGAGATTTGGAGTGATGAAATCATCGCTGCTTATAAAAAGGAATTGGTTATTGCAAACCTAGTAAACAAGATGGCAATGCAAGGTAAGAAAGGTGATACAGTTTTTATCCCTAAGCCTACCCGTGGTGCTGCTGTTGCTAAAACTGCTAACACAGCAGTTACTATTCAGAACGAAACTGCTACTCAGTTGGCTCTAAGCATCAACAAGCACTTTGAATACTCTCGCATGATTGAAGATATTACTGACATTCAAGCTCAGGCTTCTATGCGTAAGTTCTATACTGCTGATGCTGGTTATGCTTTAGCTAAGAAAGTTGAAGACGATATCTTTGCACTGGGTAAGTCTGCTCAAGGTGGTAACGGGGCAAACTATGCTAAGGCAAAAGAGATCGCTGCCAATGGTGCGATCTCAGATTATGCTGGTGCGGCTCTTCCAATTAATGATACTGGCTTCCGTAACCTAATTCAATTACTAGATGATGCTGATGTACCTATGGATGGACGTTCATTGATCCTTCCACCTTCTGCTCGTAATACAATTATGGGTATTGAACGTTATACTTCTTCTGACTTTGTATCTGGTCAACCTGTAGTTAATGGTAAGATCGGTAACTTGTATGGCATAGATGTTTACATTAGTAACAACTGCCCAGTTGATGGTAATAACAAGATCGGTATGCTTATGCACAAGGATGCTTTTGTCCTTCTTGAGCAAATGGCTGTTCGTTCACAAACCCAGTACAAGCAAGAGTTCTTAGCTGACCTATTCACCAGCGATACCATCTATGGTACTGGTGTGTTGCGTGATAAATCAGCAGTCGCTATTGCTCTCCTTGGGTAATACTATGGCTTCTTAGCCATCACATAGGGACTACTTAGTACACTCTAGGTAGTCCCTTTCTTTTACTTAAGGAAATGACATGTCCACATTTAAAGCAAAGAAAGAATTAAAAAGCACTATCAAAAGACTTGAAGCTACTGGTGCATCTAAACAAGAAATTGGTCGAGTCCAATATAAACTTAACCAGTTAATGAAAGAGAAAGCTCCTCGTAAAATAACTAAACGTAAGACTCCATTAACAGGTAGTCCTAGTGCTGGTACTGGTAAGAAGGTAGCTAAAAAGAAACGCGGCCCTGATATGTACGCAGAAGCTGTTGCTCTTGGTAAGCCTAAAGGTAAAGGTACAGGTATAGTTAAAAGCACTGCTAAGACTACTCCTTATAAGCCAGCTAAGATTACAGATCTATCAGCTAATAAACGTGCTGGATTAGTCCGTCAACAAGGTTCTCAAGCAGGGAAAGCAAATTCACTAAAGTTACGTGAACTAAAAGATACTATGAAGCGTATGAAAGCATCAGGTTCAAGTGCGTCAGCTTTGTCTAATATTAAAGCTAAAATAGCTCAGTTACAAGGTTAAGTAAGGAATAGACTATGGGTATTTACAGAGGAGTAGGTGGTACTGGTGACTCTAACACTGATGCTACTATTACAGAAGTAACACAAAAAGCTGCTGCGGCAGCTAACTCAGCAACAGCTAGTGCTAATAGTGCAACCGCAGCCTCCTCCTCTGCATCTGGTTCTGGTACTTCAGCTACGGCTTCAGCCAACAGTGCTACAGCATCAGCCAATAGTGCCACTGCGTCAGGTAACAGTGCCACTACGTCAGGTAACAGTGCCACTGCGTCAGGTAACAGTGCTTCAGCATCATCAGCAAGTAAGAATACATCTGCTGCACAAGCAGCCATATCAACTACTAAAGCAGGTCAATCGGCTAGTTCAGCTACTGCTTCAGCAAACAGTGCTACTGCTAGTGGTAACAGTGCCACTGCATCAGCCAACTCAGCTACGGCTTCAGCCAACTCAGCCACAGCATCAGCCAACAGTGCTACTACTTCTGGTAACTCAGCATCTACTTCAACTACCAAAGCTAATGAGTCTGCTGCCTCTGCCTCTACTGCAAGTACAAAAGCAACACTTGCAACTACAAAGGCTACAGCAGCAGCCAACTCAGCCACTGCCTCAGCTAACTCAGCAACAGCTAGTGGTAACTCAGCTACAGCATCTGCTGCATCATTAACTACATTCCAAGGCCAGTACGTTTCACAATCATCAGCCCCTAGTAATCCAAGTACAGGTGACTTATGGTTTGATACCTCATCTAACACTATGAAAGTTTATAGTGGATCTGGTTTTATTAATGCTGGTTCATCTGTTAATGGGACTCAAAACTCAGTACAGTACACAGCTTCATCAAACCAGACTAGCTTTAATGCTACGTATGACGCTGGTTATTTACAAGTATATCTTAACGGAATACGTTTAGACACAGGGGATTACACAGCAACTAATGGTTCTACAGTAGTATTAGACATAGGTGCTACTGCAAACGATATAGTATTTATACAATCATTTGGAACATTTGCTTTATCAGATCATTATAATAAAACACAGGCAGATGCTCGTTTCTTAGGTTTAGCTGGTGGTGCGTTAACTGGAGCAGTAACTACTAACTCAACTATAGATGGTCGTGATGTTGCTGCTGATGGTGTCTTAGCTACTAACGCTATGCCTAAAGCTGGTGGAGCATTCACGGGTGCAGTTACAACAAACAGCACAATAGACGGAAGGGACGTAGCAGCAGACGGAGTATTGGCTACTAACGCAATGCCTAAAGCTGGTGGAGCATTCAGTGGTGCAGTTACTACTAACTCTACAATAGACGGAAGGGACGTAGCAGCCGATGGTGTACTAGCTACTAATGCAATGCCTAAAGCTGGAGGAACATTTACAGGTAACATAGCCACTAAAGGCATCACCAGTGTCACATTAGGTAACAACAACTTTGTGGCTGGATCTACTGCGGGTGACAGTATTACCTCTGGGGGTGATAACAACACACTAGTTGGTACTAATGCTGGCACTGCTATTACTACGGGTGACAACAATACGGCATTTGGTTATCTTGCTTCAAGGGTTATTACGACTGGCTCTAACAATGTATCAGTAGGTGCTGGTGGCAACTTAGGTGCTAACACTACAGGTGCTAATAACACTGCTCTTGGATATGCTTCTTTAGCAGCAAATACCACCGCTAGTAACAATGTTGCTGTTGGTTTAAGTTCATTAGAGGCTAACACTACAGGTACACAAAACACTGCTCTTGGAGCAGAAGCGTTGCTAGCTAACACTACGGGTGGTGATAACACAGGATTAGGTTATTTTTCGTTAGGGTCTAACACTACAGGTATACGCAACACTGCTGTAGGATATGCTGCTTTAGATGCTAACACTACAGCGCATGACAACTCAGCTTTTGGTGAGTCATCATTATCCGCAAACACTACAGGCGCACGAAACACTGCAATAGGTCGGGATGCTTTAAAGGCTAACACTACCGCAAGCCATAACGTGGCTGTTGGTTTTCAATCTTTACTGGCTAACACTACAGGAGCAAATAATACTGCTGTTGGTGTTCAAGTTTTAGACGCTAACACTACAGGTGCAGAGAATGTAGGTGTAGGTCGCTATGCTTTAACCACAAACACTACAGGAAGTAACAACGTATCAATGGGTTACAACTCTTTAGGTCTTAGCACCACAGCATCTGATAACACAGCAGTGGGTTTTAGGTCTTTACAAGCTACCACTACAGGAGCACAAAATACTGCTATAGGTAATTCTGCTTTAGCCGCTAACACTACGGGACAGTCAAACGTATCAATAGGCTATCATTCTTTATTGTCAGCAACAACGGCTGCGAACAATACTGTAGTTGGTTTTACCGCTGGGCATGACTTGTCAACAGGTGCTAATAATACTTTCATGGGTATGGAAGCTGGCTATTCTAACACCACAGGTTACGATAATACGTGTCTTGGTTTTACTGCTGGAAATGCCAATACCCCATTAACCACAGGCGCACAGAATACGCATATAGGTGCTTATGCTCGGTCAAGTTCTGCCACTGTTAATAATGAGATTGCGATAGGTCGTTATGTTTTAGGGCAAGGTGCTTTAACTGCTACTGTTGGTATAAATGGTGCTGGAGCTACAATTAGTATTGATGGTACTGACACATCTTGGGCTGCTCACTCAGACCAAAGACTTAAAGAAAACATTACTAGCTCAACAGCAGGACTTGCTTTCATTAATGACTTGCGCCCAGTTACTTATACTTGGAAAACTAAGAACGCTATCTCAGAAGAATTTACAAACTACTATGACGCTGATAGCACAGCACCAGTAAATGGTGTAGCAGGTAAAACTTATCATGGCTTTATTGCTCAAGAAGTTAAAGCTACTATTGATTCTCACTCTGAGGTGGCTAATGGTAACAACTTGTGGGCAGAGCGTGTTGATGATATTCAGCAGTTAGCCCCTAGTAACCTTATCCCCATGCTCACAAAAGCAGTACAAGAATTATCAACCCAAAACGCAGCACTCGCTGCACGTTTAACAGCACTAGAGGAATAACACAATGGATGAATTAACAGCAGAACAAATCGCAACACACTACTCAGCTTGTGGTGACTCAGTAACACTAATCAATGCAGGTAAGCCAGCCGATATGGAAGACGCAGATTGGGTAGATTGCCTAGCACGTAACAAAGAGCATCTAGTTCTTATGTTGGCTAAAGATTACTGGACTACTGAAGACATGACAGCAATTACAGCAGCTTCTGCATAAGGAGATTAAGGTATGAGTAAGGCAAGAGATTCAGTAGAAGACTTAAAAACTCTTGATGCTAATTTAGCAGCTAAGTTGCCTAAGTCTGGTGGTGCATTAACTGGAGCAGTTACAACTAACAGCACCTTTGATGGAGTAGACATTGCCACCCGTGATGGTATCTTAACATCTACTACAGCTACAGCAGCAGCAGCCTTACCCAAAGCTGGCGGCACGATGACGGGTAACATAGCTACGAAAGGTATCACCAGTGTCACAGCAGGTACAGATAACTTTGTGGCTGGATCTACTGCTGGAGATAGCATTACGTCAGGAGGCAATAACAATACATTGGTAGGAACTAACGCTGGTACTGCTGTTACTACTGGTGACGATAACACTGCGATAGGTAAGTCATCTTTAGTAGCTAACACTACAGGTGCTAACAATGTTGCAGTTGGCTTTGGTTCTTTAGAGTCTAACACCACAGCAAGTAATAATACTGCTGTTGGTTACAATTCTTTAAAGTCTAACACTACAGCAGGAGTTAATTCAGCTTTTGGTAATTCAGCTTTGTATACAAACACTACTGGTTATGGTAATACAGCAGTAGGTAAAAATTCGTTGTACACTAATAACGGAAATAACAATACGGCTATTGGACACGACACACTACAATTAAATACTTCGGGTAGTTCAAATGTAGCAATGGGCAGGGAGTCTTTAAAAGCTAACACCACAGGTACTAGTAATACAGCAAGTGGCTATCATGCTATGTATGTCAACACTACAGGCTCCTACAACGTAGCAGTAGGTAGGTTAGCACTGGATGCAAATACCACAGCAGCGGAAAATACAGCCGTTGGTAATAACTCTTTATCCGCCAATACTACAGGTGCTAACAATACTGCTACTGGTTCACGGTCTTTGTACAATAACACTACAGGCGCTAATAATACAGCCGTTGGTAAGGACTCTTTACTGGCTAACACTTCAGGCTCAGAAAGCTGTGCTGTTGGGTATAGAGCATTGACTACTCAAACGGGTGCTGGTGAAAATAATAATGCTTTGGGGACTGACGCTTTACGGCTAACTACTACAGGTCAAGCCAATAATGCTGTGGGGCATAGTGCTTTAGAGAATAACACTACGGCATCTCAAAACACAGCAATGGGCCACAGGAGTTTGACAGTCAACACCACAGGTGCTAAAAACACAGCTAGTGGTTATGAGGCTTTGAAGGATAATACTACAGGAGCCAACAGCACAGCTATTGGGTGGGGAGCTTTAAATCGTAATACCACAGGTGCTACCAACACTGCTATTGGCTATGAGGCAGGATTCAGCAACACCACGGGTACTCAAAATACATTTTTAGGGATGCAAGCCTATGGCGCAGCCACCACAAGCAATCAAAATGTTATAGGATATGGTGTAGTAAGTGTTGGGGGTTCATATACAACAATTGGTATTGCGTCTAGTAAATCGTGGCTCAGTACTGGAGCTACATCTTGGTCAGCTCCTTCTGACTCACGCCTTAAAGATAACATCACATCCTCCACAGCAGGGCTATCATTCATTAATGACCTACGCCCAGTAACATACGAGTGGAAAGCTAAAGGTGATGTTCCTACGCAGCTAGACAGCTATAAAGAAGGTTCTACAGAGCGAGTCAGTGGAACTGACAAAGTTCAACATGGTTTCATTGCTCAAGAAGTTAAAGCAGCCATTGATGCTCACAATGAAATAGGTAATGGACATGGCATGTGGAATGAGCTTAGTGATGGTACACAGGGTATCGCACAAGGTCAGTTAGTACCAATGTTAGTAAAAGCAATCCAAGAATTATCAGTCCGAATTGAAGCACTGGAGTCATAATGAGCGTAGACTACAGAGGTGAAAAGTTTGCTGGTTACAACAAGCCTAAGCGTACACCTAAACATGCTACTAAGTCTCACGTAGTTTTAGCCAAAGAAGGATCTACTATTAAGATGATTCGTTATGGTGAGCAAGGTGCAAGTACAGCAGGTAAGCCCAAGGCTGGAGAGAGTGATAAGATGAAAGCTAAACGTAAATCATTCAAAGCTAGGCATGGTAAGAACATTGCTAAAGGTAAAATGTCAGCA